TTCCAGGGAGGAGAGTGGGTCTTATCCGCTCTCTCGAATTTCTGCGATTGGGCCCTCTTCTATTCTATTGAGAGTGATTACTCACAACCAGAATTGAAGAGTGGCCTTATCGGAGGAACTCGAGACGGGTGGTTAAGATTCCCATGGGCGAAAGGGATCCTCAAGGGGGTGGTTACACCCACTCGAGGGCCCTATTCATCCACTCCTCCTGATCAGGAGAAGAATAGTTTTGGTTTGTACACACTGTACTCCATCAAGGGTGGCCTTCCGAAGCCAAGTCATGAGAAATGTTTAAAATCTCTTGAATTGCATCGGAAGACAACCACTGAGGGTGGTGTGACACCAAAACCCATTCTTGACCTGGCCGTAAGGTTCTCGGAACAGTACAGGAGTGAATTTCAGCCGGACCCTCGGGCTATATCCCTCACAAATTCCTCTTCCTCCACATACGAGTACTCTCGTAAGGATGGTGGTAGAGGTTCATTTATGAAGGATACTTTCGCGAGGGTCCTGGCTGGTCTCTCCGAGAAGATGCATTATCAGGGTTCCTATACGGCTCTTGGAGCTATCTGGACGTTCGAGTCCGGATTCCTTCAAGATTCCAGTCTGGGAACCCCAATGATGAAAGACTTCTCAGTACTGTTCCTCCTCGACGATGCGTGTAGAGAGGGTTGGGTTCCAAGACCAACTCAAGAGCCATCTGAGGGTGGTCCGTATACCGGAAGGTATGCGGCCCCCCCAGATATCCCTTGGGAAGGTTTTGAGCCCAAGCCCTACCCTGCCAGGGCCGTGACGGTAGAGGAACAAGGGAATAAGGCAAGGGTCGTGACCCCTGCTGCTTCTGTTGTTGCCTCTCTCCTTCACGTCATGAGAACTTACTGTTATTCATCTCTTAAGAAGGACCCGGAAGTGGGTACTATCTCAGGAGATGGGACGCTTGTAAGCTTCATGAAGAGGGCCAATAAGTTCCTTGAGAGTAGGGATGAGACATTCCTTAAGGATCGTGTTCTGTTGTCCCTGGATTTAACCAGGGCCACAGACACGTTCCATATGGATGTCTCGTCTCAACTTCTCTCAGGGTACTTGTCGGATCCCTCCACCCCTTTATTGGTAAGGGTCCTCGGACCCCTCTCCACGTCATCGATGGAGGTATTGTATGAGGATCTGGAAGACGATGTAGAGCCCATGGCAACCAGTCGTGGGATCCCTATGGCTAAC